GTAACACTAATTAATCCAGAAGAAGTGGGAGATATTGCACCACTAAATCAGATCAAGGTTTTGTCTTATAAGGACAAGGGTGAGTGGATCCTAGAAACCAAGTATAATATCGGGAAGAAGAAATCTGAGTAATATGCTATAGAATACTTTTAATGGGTGTGGATGACTCATCTACATGCTCTACAAAAATCCTATCTGTAAAGTTGATTGTTTCTTTTATATTTCTTTTTTTGAGTCCACAGTATTTTGTGCAGGGAAATTCTGAAATATCTTCTTTTAGATTTAGTTTGCCCTCAACACTTTTCCAGTGGTCGGTATATAATTTGTAGTACTCTGCCCACTCATTAGAGGCATATAATTCTTCAAGGGAATCATAGTCCTTAATGTTGGGCATGATTCCCTTTTCTTTGTCATTGGTTGATGTCCAGCAGCACAGTGTAACATCCCCATTCATAGTCAAGTATGAACGCTGTCTTGTGATGCAGATAGGATCTATCTTAGTATAGAACTTATTACCAATTTTATGAGTAGCATTTTTATAATTAAAGTTTCTTTGAGAGTAGATTGTTCTAAAACTTAAAAATCCCATATCCTGGGCTCTTTTCTTAGCACTTTCTAGTTCATCTACATTGTAGTCAAATAGAATAAACTGCCAGATTGCCCAACCACCAGTGTTGATGAAGCATTGTGCATGTTTTAACACCTTATTAAAACTGGTTTGTTTTCTGTATGCCTCGTGACTTTTTGCAGTATTACCATCTAAAGCAAAGATTACTTTGTCGTCAGGTCTCATTACATTTCCTAATCTTGTCCACCATTCTTCTGTGTGTGCAGAACCATTGGTAGATAAAATTATTTCCTCACATTGTGTTGTCTTTATGTACTCAATGATATCAAATATGTGTGGATTTACACTAGCATCACCATAAGTACCATTCATTATAATTCTTGTGATATCTGACTTAAGTATTTTTTTCATATCATCTACTGTTATGTTTTTATCACTACCAACTTCTTCTGGGTTGGTAGTTCTAGCACAAAATAAACATGCTGCATTGCACCGATTAGTCAGATCAATCTGAATAGTGTTCGGTTTATATTCGGTCATCACTATTCACTCATAGTATAAAAGTATTATAATTATTTATGTCGCCGAAAGGGACATTCACTAGACGCTCAAAGAGGTCACTATGTTTCACACAGCAAATCAATTCACACTATCTGTACCTGATACCAGATGGTATTTGGATTCAATTCAACCAGGGAACTACCCCCCACACAATATTATTAAAGGAAAGGAGCACGTCATTGTAGAAATGGCTGTTGCTGGTTTCAAACGTGATGAACTGAAGGTCTATACTGAAGAGAATGTTCTTCATGTAGAAGGAGACCGACAGGATACTTACAATGAAACAGATTTCGTTCACAGAGGACTAGGGTTTAGGAAATTCCACAAGGGATGGAAACTTCCTTCCGATTTACAGATCCAAGAGGTCACCCATGAAGATGGTCTTCTAACGATTAGGTTTGAGAAGGTAGTACCAGAGAACCTACGTAGAAAGGATTATCTTCTACCAAGTTCCTAAATACCTAAAACGATAGGTTTGTGGTGTATAGCAGGATTAGGAAACACATTTCAGCCAAAGACCTAAGAGAAAGTCTGACCCTGAAATTCCGTGAAGAACTAAATCCAAAATTTTGGAATGGGGAGTCTTTGAAACCCGAAGTAAAGACTGCCCTTCTAAATTTTGCTAGCGCGTTCGCTGAGTATGTAGAACTTCCTGAAGGATCTATCAGGGACGTACTACTACTCGGCGGCAACGCTGGATATAACTATACACCACATTCCGATCTAGATGTCCACCTTGTTGTAGACCCCAAGTATATCCCAGAATGTGATGCGGATTTACTTGATGACTACTACATGGATAAGAAGACATTGTGGGAACTAACACACGATGTAAAAATATACGGTGTAGACGCAGAACCATATGTAGAACGCCCTGGTATTACCCGTAAGAAAAGTCAGGGTGTCTATAGTCTAATCAAGAATAAGTTCATCCAGGAACCACAGAAGTTTGAAGGAGAACTGGATGAAGCAGACCTAGAAAGAAAGGTCAATAACTATGCTAAGAAACTAGACAAACTCATCGACAGCAACAACGGTGTCGGCATGAGACTTGCATTGAAGAAACTGAAGAACATGCGAGCAGCATCGCTGACCAAGTTTGGTGAGTATGGTTTTGAAAACATGATGTTCAAGGAACTCCGCAACCGTGGATACATTGACAGAGTACGCAAGGCTATGCTAGAATTGAAGTCGAAAAACCTTTCGCTAGTATGATCAAAATTTTGCTATTGAAGAACGACCTCGTTCTTATCACTGAACTAGAAGAAGTCGGAAGCGAACTTGGTGAACCCGACTGTAAACTCATCAAACCGTTTGAGATGGTATGGAACCGGGATGGTGATCCTATCTACCAGTCTTGGCCACATTTCACTGACCAGAAAGAACTGATGATCAGTTCTGGTGAAATCCTGACTATTGTAGAACCCAACTCCTATCAACTGAAAAAGTATCAAGAACTGACTGCGTGAAGTATTACACAAACGTGCAGATGGTCGGGAACGATTTCCTCGTTCGCGGCTTTGAGAATGGGAAGAGCTTTACTTCAAGGGAAAAGTTTTCTCCTGCATTGTATGTTCCTAGTAAGAAAAAGACTAAGTTCAAGACCCTTGAAGGTAATTATGTAGAAGAGATCAAACCTGGACTTGTACGTGATTGTCGTGACTTTGTAAAGGCACACGCTGAGGTAGAAAACTTTCCTATCTACGGCAATCAACGCTACATCTATCAATATATCTCAGAGAAGTATCCTGAGGACCATATTGATTTTGATATCAAGAGAATGCACCTTGTAACGATTGACATTGAGGTTCAATCGGAGCGAGGATTTCCTAGCGTAGAAAACTGTGACGAAGAACTGCTGTGTATTACACTGCAGAATTTCGCCACAAAGCTTATTGTTACATTTGGTGTAGGTCCATTCAAGAACAATGACCCGATGGTCACCTATGTTCAGTGTAAGGATGAGATCGACCTTCTATATAAGTTCATTGATCACTGGCATTCTGATATTCCAGAAGTAGTTACTGGTTGGAACTGCACACTGTATGATATTCCATATCTTTGTAAACGTATTGGTATTGTTCTTGGCGAGAAGCAAGTCAAGTTATTGTCTCCATGGGGTCTAGTCACAAATGAGCAGACATTCATTTCTGGGCGCGAGTTTACTGTATATGATATTGGCGGGCTTACTGTTCTCGATTACCTTGATCTGTACAAAAAATTTACATACAAGGCACAGGAGTCATATCGACTTGATTATATTGGGGAGGTCGAATTAGGTAAGAAGAAACTAGACCACAGCGAGTTTGATACTTTCAAAGAGTTTTACACTAAGAACTGGCAAAAGTTTGTAGAGTATAACATTCAGGACGTTAAACTGGTTGACGGTCTTGAGGAGAAGATGAAACTAGTTGAACTCGCAGTCACCATGGCATTTGATGCTAAGGTGAACTTCACTGACGTGTTCTATCAGGTCCGTATGTGGGACATGATTATCTACAATGAACTCAAGAAACGGAACATTGTAATCCCACCAAAGCGTGAGGAAGTCAAGTCTGAGAAGTATGCTGGTGCCTATGTGAAAGAACCAGTTCCTGGTGTGTGTATGATTGGGTTGTGAGTTTTGACTTGAACAGTCTGTACCCACACCTGATCATGCAATACAATATCTCACCAGAGACACTACTGGAAGATAAGTACCCCGGCGTCAGTGTAGAAAAGTTGCTCAACGAAGAGATCGATCTGTCTGGTCTGAAGGACGTGACTGTGTGTCCTAATGGAGCACAGTTTGATAAAACCAAGAAAGGTTTCTTGCCTGAACTGATGGAAAAAATTTATGGTGAGCGAGTCATCTTCAAGAAGAAGATGATTCAGGCAAAGAAAGAGTATGAGAAGAATCCTTCTAAGGCATTGGAGAAGGAGATTGCCCGCTGCAATAATATTCAGATGGCAAAGAAAATTCAACTTAACTCCGCTTATGGTGCTATCGGCAACAATTACTTCAGGTATTATAAACTGGAGAACGCTGAAGCAATTACGATGGGTGGTCAGTTTAGTATTCGATGGATTGAAATGCGGATGAACCGCTATATAAATCGTGTGCTAAAAACTGATAATGTTGATTATGTTATTGCCTCAGATACTGATAGCATTTATCTTAATCTGGGTCCTCTGGTGGAACACCTATTCCAGGGCAGAGAAGCATCTAGTGAAAGCATCGTTGGGCTCCTTGATAAGGTCTGTTCGGTGGAACTTGAGAAATATATTCAAAGTTCTTACGAGGCGCTGGCCACGTACGTGAATGCGTACGAACAGAAAATGTTCATGAAGCGTGAGACTATCGCAGAGCGTGGTATTTGGACCGCTAAGAAGCGATACATCCTCAACGCATGGGACATTGAAGGTGTCCGTTTTGCTGAACCTAAACTCAAGATGATGGGCATTGAGGCAGTCAAATCCTCAACACCTGCCCCGTGCCGCGATATGATTAAAGCGGCACTCAAACTAATGATGAATGGGACGGAAGATGAAGTCATTACATTCATCGATAAGTGCCGTACTGATTTCAAAAAGTTCCCACCAGAACAGATCTCATTCCCACGCACGGCATCTAACGTAGATAAGTACAAGAGCAATCTTTCTATCTACCAGAAAGGAACTCCCATTCATGTAAGGGGAGCATTGCTCTTCAATCATTACTGTAAAAAGCGTGGGATTGATAACAAGTATAATGCTATCAACAACGGAGAAAAGATCAAGTTCTGTTACTTGAAGAAACCGAACCCGTTGCATGAGAACGTTATCTCGTTTATCAATGAATTCCCTAGAGAACTCGATCTGGTTAAGTATATTGATTATGATCTTCAGTTCGACAAATCGTTTTATGAACCAATGAAAACTATCCTTGATAGTATTGGTTGGAAAGTTGAGCACATCTCAACACTTGAATCATTTTTTTCTTAGTGCTATAATGGATTTACCTATCAATGATAAAGAACTCGCTACTATTGTGAGTGCTCTTCGTTTGGGTGGAGATACTTCTCTATATCAAAAATTGAATACTATCAAAGGGATCCGCGATGCTAACCCAGGCGGACCTTACAAGAAAATTGCTCGTGAACAATTTGGATTTGTGCTGTAATGGACTTTCTAAAAGAAATTATAAAAGAGATCGGTGATGACTACACCGTTCTTGCTTCTGAAATGTCTGAGAAGGAAGACTATGTTGACACTGGTTCGTACATTTTTAACGCACTTGTATCAGGTAGTATTTTTGGGGGCGTATCTGGTAACAAGATTACTGCCATTGCTGGTGAAACTTCTACTGGAAAGACTTTCTTTAGTCTCGCCGTTGTTAAAAATTTTCTGGAGCAGTATCCTGACGGTTACTGTGTTTACTTTGATACTGAGGCTGCTATTACCGAGCAACTTCTTAAGAGTCGTGGTCTCACAACACCTAGGTTGGTCATTTCAACGTAGTCACTGTTGAGGAGTTTCGTAACAAGGCACTGAAGGCAGTTGATATATACTTAAAGAAACCCGAAGAAGAACGCAAACCTTGTATGTTTGTGCTAGACTCTTTGGGTATGCTGTCCACAGAAAAGGAAATAACAGACGCACTTAATGATAAGCAAGTAAGGGACATGACCAAATCCCAACTTGTGAAGGGTGCATTCAGGATGCTTACACTTAAACTTGGTCAAGCAAAAATTCCCCTGATTGTAACCAATCATACCTACGATGTCATCGGTTCTTATGTTCCTACTAAAGAAATGGGTGGTGGTAGCGGTCTTAAGTACGCCGCCAGTACTATTATCCATCTATCAAAGGCGAAAGAAAAGGATGGAACGGAAATTGTCGGAAACATTATCAAGGCTACGACTAACAAGTCGCGTCTGACTAGAGAAAACAAAAAGGCAGAGATCCGTTTGTT